AATTCTTGGTACGGGAGCCTTCCAAAGCAAGTATTTGGTTCTTGCTTTGGTCGGTAAGAGCTAAGCAATTACGAAGTACCTTGCATTCGGTAATTGATTCCCGAAGCATGGTATTGAGCCCCTGCTGCAAGTACTGCCGCAGAAAAGGTTCTATCGTAATCGTCCGCCTGGAAGTTGTATTTTTCAGGACGGAAATAAGCTTAGCTGATGCGCCTCGTGGCCTGACGGGTCCCTGAGTTCTATCTCTAGAACTCCCGCGGAATCGTTCTGTACTGTGAAGCACAGGTACGCTTCCGTGGAAGTCATCTCGAGGTAGAGATTGACAAACTCTCCTCGATTTGGGACTAAGTGGATCCGTCGTTCCTTGAGATCGCTCGACTGAAAGGTCAACATAACTTCGCCAAGTTTGAGGAGTTTTAGGTGCATGCCGTGAAGCATGTACTCTAGATCTCTTAACTCGCTGGTGGTTGTGCCCCATGACGAAATGTCTCCACTCGTCATGTGACTCAACCTTAAAGAAGTTAGTTGTTCCAAACCAGTCAGGCGTTTCAGCCTTTTCAAGCTGAAGATGTAGTGCTGACCATTTCTGGTTTGCGCTACAGTTCTCTTGGACAGCTCCTGGTCCATGTCGATAGTAACGTTCATCTTCTTTGTCCTTTCTATGAAGGGATAATAGGATAGTTCTACCGACAAGGCCAATGAGATGGTCCTGCCGATCCGGGATAACAACCGAAGAGGCAGTCTCATCACACTGGTAAAACTCGTCCACCGCCTTACGGTGAAGCAAAGCTTCTCCGTCTGACGATAGTTGAGTTTTCTTAAAGAGTCTCAGAAACGTGTGAACGTCCCTGAGGTAGGTTCGTTCTGAACCTTCTTTAAGAGTACCAGTATAAGGGTCAAAGATCTCACCGAGCATACCTTGAAAAAATTCAGGGATTGCTCCCCCTCGGATCTTCTTAAATCCGAGCGGGCAGGTGAACCGTTCCTCAGCAAGGCCTCGTAAGAGAGCCTCGTCAAGGGCGGGTAAGGCTACGGTTAGGAATCCATAGCCTTCATTCTTGACTCTTTGCTTGATCGTGACAAAATCACGATCAAGGCCTTTCACACCAGGGTGTAACCTCCTAAAGTCAAATAGGAGGTTCCTCAGGAGAGCTATAGGACTTTTCATCGTGGCTCCTATGGAGTTAGCGATTCCTAGTCCAAGCTAGCCGGCCATCAAGCAGAAAATTACTTGATGGTCGTTGAGTCCGCTGCCGGAGGGTCTTTGGTAAAGACTCCCGAGCTGGTACCAGTTATATCATACTTATGAGAACAACCGGAAGTCATCATGTAGATGGCCCCGATTGAAAACAAAAGTACGATACGAATGGTCCACGACAGCAACAGCTGCAGATGATAGCTTAGTAACATATGCCCTACTCCGTTAGAAGACGGAGTAAGTCATACTCCGCCGGTTAAACCCGGTGGCTAAGTGTCTCATGCCTGACGCTGAAGCAGTCGAGCAGTAGTGACTTCAGAATCATCGCGATAGTCCGACAGAAGCTTTGCCAACGCCACCATTTGTGCGTCGGTATAGCCAAAGGCGGGTCTCACGATGGTCATAGACGCAGAAGCAACAATTTTCTGCGTCAATCCAGAGTAAGGATTGGGGGCTGTCCCAGACATTACGATTTGAAGGTAATGCTTGAGACCCCCACCCTTAAGCGGAGTATGATTGGTGAGAACGGTAAAGCCGTTACCACCAGTATCAATCCGCTCCGTTCCACTTCCTTTGTAATTGCTAATAGCAAAGACAAGGCTGGGGAACGGTGAACTGGCTGCAATGGTCACTGGATCGGCTAACATTGGTCGTCTCCTAGTTGGAAATAATTTAGGATCTGGGTCGGAATGACCCAGACCGAGTATTGTCTATCCTCTGAGCTAGAAGTGCTCCGAGGATAGATGCCCTATATCCGGTTAAAGTATCCGGAATAGAGGTAACTTCCATACCAAGGACCCGAGCGACGTTCCTACGAGTTCTACACTCGTAACTCAATATAGATGAATGCTTGACACGGACATCATATGCCGCGTCAGGACTCACCTTAACATTATTGAGATAGTTCGTCTCTTGGGTGGCGTTTGTGCACTCAAAGTCTGTGACAAGCTTACCAATAGTATGAGTGGTAATCATGCCCCAGTTAACTAGGACCGGATCATGGTTAGTTTCCTCAATAAGTTCGAGGTAATTACCAAGACCCGTGAACCAGTCAACTAGCCACGTCCATGGAATGATGTTATACACATCTATGAAACGTGGAATCAGACCTATCTGATCAGCAAAGAAGCGCTGACGCAGAGTTACATTGTTTATCGGAGGGAAGTCGAAAACACCGTTTACAACGAGTGTAGTCTTATGCTTCCTAACGATACGACTCGAATGGGTTTGACCCCATTCGTGGTCCATGTAATCGTACACAAAGCCAGGACCGCCCGATTCGCTAGACTCAGATTCCTGAATCTTTCGAAAAGTTGTCTGCTTGTTTGAGCGAAGAATAAGAAAATTAAGCTTCTTACTCAACTTCTCAGGCAAGTCGATCAAGTCCTTAAGATCCTTCTGAAGCTGTTTCCATCCAAAGTGGTATGACAAATACTCACCTGGAAGGTTACTGGCGGCTTTATTGCTGAGATCAAAGATCTGAGATCTCAACTTAGGGCTACCAGAAAGGCTAGACCAAACAGCCTTAAGATCATCCGCCGTCTGTCTCGCTTGCGCGATAGAACGGGGAAGATCTTTTAGCTCCGCGACATTGCGTGCTAAAGAATATTGCCTTTTAAAGGGCATATTATTCAGCAGCAAATTAGGAAGCAACTTCTGTGATACAGAATCACAAAAGCTGACCTCCTTGTCTCGGAACTGATTGAAGGTGTCTTCGGACAGCGTTGCAGCTGTTGGCTGAAATGTCGTAGTCCAGGTCACGTTGGTGCCCACTTCGAAGTCCGGGATTCCTCCCGCGGCTTTACAAGTGTCATCAGCAGTGGCTCCTGGAACGGCACGTCTCCAGCCATTATCCCTGTAATAAGAGACCCTCGGCGGTGAGTTAATGTAGGACTTGAAAAATTCAAGTTCTCCACGCTCACTACCTAATGGCCTCGTTTTCACAGAGGTATCCTTGATTCGATTCGGTATCGGGAATTGCCTTGTCAAGGCGCCCGTTTGTACCGGATTATTGCTGTAATTGTAGACATAGAAAGGTGAACCGCAGACAGCTATCCCTTTATAGTTGGATAGTTGGCTCCAGTCTACCTGAACTATAGTCCGCGTCCATTTTCGAGCCAACAGAACTGAATCTGTTGCCTTGACTCTGGTCCGATTTACAGCAGTCACCATGTCAGGAGCGACCTTATACTTGTAGGTAGGATCAATCGCGAAAGCGAAAGACCGCACAAACGAGTACGGGACGATCTTGTACAAAAATGACTCAAGGCCAGTTGCAGAATTAGCCAGAGTGTCGTAACGATATCGATAAAGACGTTCGATATCATAACCGTCCGGAAGACCGCGAGTATCTTTAGCGGTCTTTTGTTCCGGAGTTGACTCAGGTACCTTTACAGGTATCTTACGTCCGGTTGGAGGAACCTTCACAGGTCTCTTCGTCACGACATTGGCTCCCTATGGTGTGGAAAGGCTCGTCTCTATGAAAAATATAGAGATTAGAAGAGGTGTTCTACCTCTGAGGTGCCCTGTGAAG